AACTTGCCCATCGCCTCCTGCCACTTTGAGGTGGAGAAGAAGCACTTGGTGCGCGAGAGCGGCTACCACGAGATGCCGGTGATCGTGCCGCGCTGGGCGATCATCCCCGGCAGCGTCTACGCGCTGGGCCCGATGTACGACGCACTGCCCGATGCCCGCCAGCTCAACGAGCTGATGCGCATGGACACGATGAACGCGGAGCTGGCGATCGCAGGCATGTGGATCGCCGAGGACGACGGCGTGCTCAACCCGCGCACCGTGAAGGTCGGCCCGCGCAAGGTGATCGTGGCCAACAACGTCGACAGCATGAAGCAGCTGTCCGCCGGCGGCGACTGGCAGCTTGCCACCGAGCGCATCCAGCAGCTGTTCGGCGGCATCCGCCGCATCCTGATGGCCGACCAGCTGCAGCCGCAGGACGGCCCGGCGATGACGGCCACCGAGGTGCACGTGCGCGTGGGCCTGATCCGCCAGTTGCTTGGCCCAGTCTACGGACGCCTGCAGGCCGAATACCTGGCGCCGCTGGCCGAGCGCTGCTTCGGGCTGGCATACCGCGCTGGCATCTTCGGGATCGCGCCGCAGTCGCTCGGCGGGCAGAACCTGAAGGTCAAGTACAACAACCCGCTCGCGCGCGCGCAGCGGCTGGAGGATGTCGCCGCGATCGAGCGGCTGGATGCGACGCTGCTCGCCCAAGCCAAGCTCGGCGAGGTGGTGCCGGCCGCCGCGGCCGCGCTTGACCTCGTGGACTTCGACGAGAAGCTGCGCACGACCATCGAGGGGCTCGGCGTGCCCATGAAGGTCACGCGCGACGCAGACAACCTCAGCGCCTTCCGCGAACAGAAGGCGCAGGCCCAGGCCGAACAGCAGAAGCAGGCCCAGCAGCAAGAGATGCAGACCATGGCGGCGCAAGGCATGGTCGACCGCGCAGTCAAAGCAGCATAGGAGAGCGACATGTCCGGACCCATCGTGCAGGAGACTTTCACCACCTCGGGCGCGCCCGCGAGCGTCGGCAACGCGAGCGACGTGCTGGTGGTGCCCACGGGCATGACCACGATGCGGCTGACGACAGTGGGGCTCGACGGTAGCAACACGATCAAGACGCAGAAGCGCACCTCGCCTGGTGGCACGTGGGTCGACCAGACGACCTACAACAGCGACCAGACGAACACCGCGATCACGGTGGCGGCCGGCGAGGAGTGGCGCGTCGTGCAGGTCACGCAACAGGCCATCAAGGACGTCCGCTACAAGCTCTCGTGCGAAAACTGAAGGAGTAGGGCATGGCAACCGAACTTATCGCCATCGGCACCGTCGACGCGAACTCTTCCGACATCGTTGTGGCCGCAGGCTCGCCCGTCTCGCTGTTCCTGAAGGACGCCGCTGGCCCGCTCGTGGACACGCAATGCCGCGCGACCATCCAGCAGAAGTCCAGCACGGGAGACTACTTCACCATCGGCGAGCTGAACGGCCTGAACCGCAGCATCGTGATCGACGGCCCAGGCACGTTCCGCGTGCAGAAGTATGCCGGCCCATCCTTCGGCGTGGAGCAGGGGTGAGCTACCTGAGGCCGCTGCTGCGGCCGTTGCTTCGCCCGCTGGATCGCGCGCTCACGCAGCGCCGCGGCGGCTGGTCACCGCTCCTGCTCTTCGCCGCCGGTGAGCAGGGCGTTTGGTACGACCCGAGCGACTTCTCCACGATGTTCCAGGACGCGGCGGGGACGACGCCGGTTACTGCGACTGGTCAGCCGGTGGGTGCGCTGATCGACAAGCGCTTAGGCACCTCGGATCTTGGGACAACGGGCTTCACGCAAAGCGGCGGTGATGGCGTCGTCACTGTCAACGGCAACCAGATCACGATCACGGGTGCGACCGTCACTACCCGCGTTGACATCAACGTACCCGGGTGGGCGCTCGGCAACTTGGGTCTCGCAAACGTCACGGCCTCGGTCGGCTCTGCGACAAATCCGCTGGTGTATATCGGTGGATCGCCGCTCACGGCCACGACGGGAACCAAGTCGTACTCGCAGATCGTAGCGGCATCGACTCTGTTTCGCTTGCAGATCGACGCGGGAAGCGCGACGTTCACGATCAATTCGCGCAGCAAGGTCACGGGCAACCACGCCACCCAATCCACAGCAGCGAACCGACCGACCTTGCAGCAGGACGGAAGCGGGTACTACTACCTGAGCTTCAACGGGACGAATAGCTCGCTGAGCACCGCCAGCATCACTTACACAGGGTCGCAGATGACCTTGTGGTCTGCACTTCGGAAGGTTTCTGGAGCGGGGTTCCAAGTCGTTTTGGAGATGGGGGCTGCCCCCAGTGGCACGTTCTCCTTCCTCGCGCCGACGAGCATCAAGGACGACTATGGGTTTTACTTGAGCGAGGCGATCACAAGCAACAACCAAGCAACAAGCGGCACCTTCACGCCACCAGTTACCAACGTCCTGTCGTGGGCCATGGACCTTTCCGCTGGAACGATTGCAGGGCAAAGCGCGGCGCGCATCAACGCCGCTTCCGCCGCTTTGATAAACGGGGTGATTGCTTCGGGAACGCCAGCGTTCACGAGCCAACCGCTGTTCATTGGGGCGAGGTCGGGAGCGTCGCTATTTTTCAATGGACGACTGTACGGGATCATCCGTCGAGACGCCATCTCCACTGCTTTGCAAATCGAGCAGGGTGAGACTTGGCTCAATTCGCGGACGGGAGCCTACTAAATGACCTGGGCTCGTCGCTGCTACGTCCGCTACATCGGCTTCGTATTCATCGCCCGCAACCTGACCGCTGCCGAGGCCGCCAGCCTGGACACCAATCTCGGGGCGAAGTGCGGACGAGTGCTGTGACCGAGCGCAAGGCCGACCCCGCGATGTACGCGCGCGTGTTCGAGGAGAACCGCGAGGGGCAGCTGGTCCTGGAGGACCTCGTGCAGCGCTTTGGCGGCCGGCTCTACGTGAAGGGCGACCACGCCGCCGAGCGGCAGACGCTGGTCAACCTCGGACGCCGCGAGCTGCTGGATCACATCCTGGGGCAGATCAACCTCGCGCACGGCGTCGACCCGAGTGACGAGGACACGGATTCCCATACGCCTGCCTGAGCGCGGGCAATTTCAACCACGAGAGGTGATGCGATGAAGCATTGGAGGTTCCGACATGTTCTGCGCAATGAGGCGGGCGCTGGCGGTGCTGCTGGCTCCGGTGGCGAGGGTGGCGGCGGCGCGGCGGGCGCGGGAGCTGCGGCTGGTGCAGCAGCGGGCGGCGGCGGTGCTGGCGCTGGTGCGTCCGGGGCCGCGGGTGGTAGCGGTGGTGCCGGCGGGAGTGCCCTTGCAGCAGGTGCTGCAGGAGGCGCAGCTGGTGCGGGCGGGGCTGGTGCCGCAGGAGCTGGCGGCGGTGCAGCCGGCGCTGGTGCTGGTGGCGCGGGAGATCCGCATGCGTGGCTCCCCGAGAAGTACCGCGTCTTCGGCGCGGACGGCAAGACGCTCGACTTCGAAGCGTCGGGCAAGAAGGTAGCAGAAGGCTACACCGCGCTGGAGAAGCGCATGGGCAGCGGCGACGCGCCGCCTGCCAGCGCCGAGGGCTACAAGGTCAACGTCCCCGAGGCGTTCAAGGACTCGGCCAAGCCCGAAGACCTCGCCAAGGCCCCGGGCGTGCAGGCGCTGCTACAGGACCTGCACGCGGCCGGCGCGTCGCAGAAGGTGGTGGATGCGGCGATCACTTCGCTGATGACCCAGGGCGCGGCGATGCGCGAGGCCATGCCGCAGCTGCAGGCCAGCGAGTGTGAGGCGAGCCTGCGGCAGGTCGACGGGTGGAAGACGGACCAGGAGTACAGCGGCCAGATCCGCACGGCCTACGGCGCCGGCCTGCAGATCTTCGGCAAGGACCAGTTCCTCGCCATGGAGAAGAAGGGCTACTTCAACGACCCCGACTTCATCCGCGGCCTGGCGTCCATCGGCCGCGAGATGCAGGAGGACCGCGGCCCCTCGCCCGAGGCACAGGCGCAGCTGTCGCAGAACCTGGAGACGCTGATGTCGTCGCCCGCGTACCTGAACGCCGCCGACCCGAAGCACCAGGAGACGGTTGCGCGCGTCGACGCGCTCACGAAGCAGCTGCACGGAGACCGCCCCATCGCGGCTGGCAAGACGATCTCCTTCAAAACCGCGTAACGCGGCGGGCTGGAATACGCCAGCCCTTCTCGCAAACCATGGCGGCCATTCAACCGGCCCGCCATGGCAAGCGGATACCCGGAAGCGAAAGAGCCCGTCGCAGGTGCGGTAGCCGGCACTCACGCGACGTAGCTCGGGCCCCGAAAGGGACACCCCGAAGGCGAACCACCCCGTTCACTTCGGAGAGTTCCATGAGCTTCCAGATCCCCGAGAACTTCGTGCAGCAGTACGCGAACAACTTCCGCGTGCTGTACCAGCAGAAGGCCGCCCGCCTGCGTCCGTGGTGCCAGATCGAGTCCGGCATCGTCGGCCAGTCGAAGTCCACCGAGCGCCTGGGCAAGGCCGAGGCCTACGACATCACCTCCCGCCACGCGGACACGAAGTTCGTCGAGGTGCCCCACAGCCGTCGCTGGCTCGACCTGACCGACAAGGGCTGGGCCGACCTGATCGACAAGCTGGACAAGGTGCGTCTGCTGGCCGACCCCACCAACGGCTACGCGGCGCTCGCCGTCGCGGCGCTGAACCGCCAGATCGACGACCTGATCCTGGCTGCAGCCCGCGGCAACGCGCGCAGCAACTCCGCGCTGGTGGCGCTGCCCTCCAGCCAGAAGATCGCCGTGGGCGGCGCGAGCCTCACGCTGGCGAAGCTGCTGACCGCCAAGGAAATCCTCGACACCAACGAGGCGGACGACGACGCCGCGCTGTCGGCGGACGGCCAAGGCGGCCCGGCGCGCGTCATCGCGGTGAACGCGAAGATGCTGACGAACCTGTACGGCACGACCGAAATCAAGTCGGTCGACTACAACAGCGTGAAGGCGCTGGCCGACGGCAAGATCGACACGTTCCTCGGCTTCCGTTTCGTGCGCACCGAGCGCGTGCAGAAGGACGCCACCGCCACTACCGGCTACGCCACCGCCTGGAGCAAGGGCTGCGTGGCGCTGGGCATCGGCCAGGAGATCAACACCTCCGTCGACCGCCGCCCGGACAAGAACAACGCCTGGCAGGTCTTCGCCGACATGTCCATGGGCGCGACGCGCCTGGAGGACGAGGGCGTCGTGGAGATCGCCTGCGCCTGATCGGGCGCCGGAAACCGCAACAACCAAGGAACCGACATGAAAAAGTCTCTCCTGGCGCTGGTGGCGATCGTTGCTGCCGGCATGGCCGCCGCGGCGAAGTCCATCCGGGGCTTCCTGCGCTCGTGTGGCGAGAAGCTGGAACGGTCGACGTTCGCCTTCATGGCGCGCAACGGCCTCGTGCTGTTCGCCAACTTCTACTCCACCCAGCAGACCACCTTCAACAGCACCGCGTCCGGCAACGCGCCGGCCACGCGCGTCAAGGCCAACCAGTGGGGCGGCCGCCTGCGGATCTTCGAGTCGACCTACACCGTGCCGGCCGCGGCCGGTCCCGGCATCGGCGACAAGATCATCTGGGGCAAGCTCCCCGTGAAGGCCCGCATCATCGGCCACCTGTGCAACCTGGGCTATGCCGCGGGCGCCGCGTCCTCGACGCTGAACCTGGGCGACAACACCAGCGCCGCGCGCCACATGGCCGCGACCTCGGTGGCCGCCGCCGGCAACACGGTGCCCAGCGTGCAGTCCGCCAGCGGCGCCTCGATGGAAACCTCCGACGACAGCGCGAACTTCGCCAACGGCTTCGTGAGCGCCACCGACGACTGCACGCTGATCTCCACGGTCGCGGGCGCCGCGCTGGGCGCCGGCCAGGTGATCACGCTGCGCGTGGTGTACGTCTGCGACTGATGTCTCCTGTCGCCCACCCCGGGCGGCGTTGATACGGGGAGCCCGCGAGGTGCTCCCCGTTTTTCTTTGAAGGACCGGTGAGATGGCAGCTTCCGAGATCAGCATCTGTTCGAATGCCCTCCTGCTGCTGGGCGGCCAGACCATCAGCAGCTTCGACGACAACACCGACCGCGCGCGGCTGTGCTCCAACCTCTACCCGATGGTGCGCAACTATCTGCTGCGTGGTCACCCGTGGAACTGCGCCATCAAGCGCGTGGCCCTGGCGCCGGACGTCGAGACGCCGGCATTCGACTGGGACTACCAGTTCACGCTGCCGGGCGACTTCATGCGCGTCCTGTCGGTGGGAGAGCACGGCTGTGAGGTGCCTTTCAAGATCGAGACCGGCAAGCTCCTGTCCAACGACAACCCGGCGCTGCTGCGGTACGTGTGGCGGAACGAAGATCCGGCCACCTGGGACGACATGCTGATCTGGGGCTGCACGCAGGCCATGAAGGGGGCGATGGCCTATCCGATCACGCAGTCGACCAGCCTCGAGGAGCTGGTGGAGAAGATCTGCGAGGGCGTGCTCAAGCGCGCCCGAGCCGTCGACGGCCAAGACGACACTCCCGAGACGCTCGGGGACTCGCCGCTGCTCGAGTCGCGCTTCACCGGCGGCGGCTGGTGGCGGGGGCGATAGATGCCCCGCGTCACGTACCTGCAAAGCAACCTCACCGGCGGGGAGATCACGCCGCGGTTGCATGGCCGCACCGACATCGATCGGTACGCCAACGCGGCGCGCAAGCTGGTCAACGCGCACCCGGTGATCCATGGCGGCGCGCGGCGCCGGGCCGGCACACGGTTCTACAAAGCGTCCAAGATCAGCGCGAAACGCTCGCGGCTGATTCCCTTCGTCTACAGCCGCGACACGGCCTACATGCTGGAGTTCGGTGACGGCTACGTGCGCGTGCACGGCGCCGGCGGGATAGACCTTGGCGTGGAAGTCGCGAGCCCCTACAGCGACGGGATGCTCGATGCCGTCGACTACGCCCACGGCGCGGATACGATGTTTCTGTTCCACGAGGCGGTCTACCCCCAGACGCTGCTGCGCACCGCACCCACCACGTTCGTGCTTGGCAACGCCGCGCTGATCAACGTCCCTTTCCAGGAGGCGGGGTCGTCGCCGGCAGCGCGGCTCACTCCCGAGCGCACCGGCCCGCTGGGCGAGACGATCTACCTCGCGGCGGGCAACTATGCGGGTACCGTGGCAAACACCGGGCTCACCTGGAGCGGCGGCACCGTTACCGTCGGCGCCACGGGGCATGGCCTGAGCACTGGGGATATGGTGCAGGTCGTCGGCGCCGTCCCGGACGCCTACAACATCGGGGCCACCAGGATCACGGTAACTGGCGTGAACAACTACGAGTACGACCTCGCTGCGAATCCCGGGCCGGCAACCGCTTTCGGCACGACCACGCGGATCGACGGCACGGCCGCCTTCTCCGCTGCCGACGTCGGCAAGTCCATCAAGATCAACGACGGGCTGGTGAAGGTGACGTCGTACCTCGGGAACAACGTGGTCCGGGGCATCATCAAGCACGAGCTGTCCAGTGGTGTGTACGCGCCGCAGGATGCGTGGACCATCCATGCAGAGGCATGGGGCGCGACACCGGGCTATCCGCGCACCGGCACCCTGTTCGAGCAGCGCCTGGTGTGCGGCGGCTCACCAGCCTACCCGCAGACCTTCTGGGGTAGCGCGATCGCGGGCTACTACGACTTCCTGCAGGGAACGAACGATGACGACGCCTACAGCTTCACGCTGGCGTCCAACGAGGTGAGCCCGATTAGCTACCTCGCTTCGCTGCGCAACCTGGCGGTGCACACCTACGGCGGCGAGTTCTCGGTACAGGGCGGCGTCGAGAAGCCCATCACTCCGACGAACATCCGCGTCCGAGGAGAGACGACGCACGGCAGCAAGGGCGTGCGCCCGGTCTATGTGGGCGAAGAATCGGTGTTCGTGCAGCGCTCGGGTCGCAAGGTCCGCGCGCTCGGATATCAGGCTGGGGACGACAAGTACTCCGCCTCGGACATGCTGGTCTTCGCCGAACACCTGACGCAATCGTACGGCGTCACGGGCCTGACCTTTCAGCAGGAGCCCGAGCAGATGCTGTGGGCCCCTCGCGAGGATGGCGCGTTCCTGAGCGCCACCGTCGACCGAGAGCAATCCGTGCTCGGCTGGGCGCCGCATTACACGGAGGGCGTCGTGGAGTCCATGGCGACGATCCCAAATGGTGACCGGGACGAGACCTGGTTGATCGTGCGGCGCACGGTCAATGGTGCGACGGTGCGCTACCTAGAAATCTTCGACGACACCTTCGAGCCGATGTACCCCGGCGCGGCCCCGACCGGCTGGCCGCCCTATGCGGACCCCGTGGTGTACGGCTACACGGTGGACTGCGGCAAGAGCTTCGACAACGCGGGCGGGCAGACGACCTTCAGCGTTCCGCACCTGATCGGCTGCACGGTGGACATCGTGGCGGATGGCTCGGTGATGCCGCAGCAGGTCGTGCCTGTTTCCGGCAACGTCACCATAACGCGACCGTCCAAACGAACCCTGATCGGCTTGCACTTCGAGAGCCAGGTGGGGCTGCTGACGCCCGAGCTTGGAACTGGTACCGGCTCGGCGCAGGGCAACAGCATGCGCACGAGCGAGATCTCCATGCGGTTCCTCAACACGCTGGGCGCGAAGGTGCTCGATGGCGACGGCCAGGAGCAGGACGTGGGCTTCCGCGAGCTCGGGCCCGCCGTACTCGACGCGGTGCCTACACCCTTCTCCGGCCTGAAGCGCATCGAAACGCTCGGCTGGGAGCGCGGCCGCAGCGAGCTCACCGTCGTGCAGGATCAGCCGCTGCCGATGCACTTGCTGTCGGTGGTGCGCAAGTTCCAGGTCAACGACTGAGGAGACAGCAGATGTCCTTCGTGGGTGTCGCGATCACGGGGTTCTCGGCCTACAGCCAGATCCAATCCGGCAAGTACGCCAAGGGGCAGGCCAACCTGCAGGCCGACCAGATGGACTACCAGGCGCAGGTCGAGAATGACAACGCGCTGAAGACCGCCGCCGTCATTCGACGCGCCGGCCGCCGACAGGTAGGTCAGACGAACGCCGCCTATGCCGGCTCCGGCGTCATGGTGGGCCAGGGCAGCGCCGGCGACGTGGAACAGCAGGTCCGGCAGGACGTGGAGCACGACGCCTTCCAGGCGCTGCTGGAGGGTCACCGGCGTGCCCGTGGGATGGAATCACAGGCCGACCTCACGCGCATCGACGGGCGCATGCGGGAGACCGCCGGCTACATGAATGCAGTGGGCACCGTGCTGGGCGGCACCTACAAGACGCTGCGCGCCAACGGCTGGCGCACCGCCGGCCCGGGCTTCTCCGGCATGCAGGCGCCAGCGCCAGTCACGGACCTGAGCACCTACTCGCCCGGGTCGCGGAGGGACTTCTGATGGCCACGATCCCGATGGGCAACTTCGGCAACGCCGCCGCCCGGCCCGGCCCCATGCCCAGCATTCCCGGCGGCGACCCGCTGGGCGATGCCAGCCAGCGCACCATGTCGATCGCCGGCGGCGTGGTCAACGACATGGCGCAGCACGACCTGGAGCGCCAGCAGGAGCAGCGGCGCGCGGCCGCGGCCCTGCAGCTGGCGAAGACCTCCAACGACATGCACGACGCCCACGACGAGGTGACGCGCGGCGTGCAAGACGGCAGCATCCCGCTGGACAAGGCCGGCGGCGAGCTGCAGAAGCGCATCGGCAAGGTGCGCGACCAGGCGCTCTCCGGGTTCTCCGACCCCGCGCAGCGCGACGTCATGGACGCGCACCTGCAGACGACCGAGGGGGCCCTGCAGCGCAACCTGGCCGGCGCGATCGTGAAGCGCCAGCAGACCAACGCCGCGGCTAGCATCGACGACTTCGGCGAGCAGATGCAGCGTGACGCCATGCGCAACGGCCCCGCGATGGCCGTGGGCCGCTTCAGCGCCTACGTGAAGAACACGGCACCCTCGGCCGGCTTGGACGAGCGTGCGCAGGGCCAGCTGGTGCAGAAGTTCACGGAGAAGGTGCACGCGGACTTCTACAGCAACGCGGCGACCGCGGCCCTCACCACCGGCAACGTCGACGCCCTGCGCCAGCTGCGCGAGCAGATCGCCGGGCCCCAGGGCGACGCCATGGACCCCCAGCGCCGCGCCACGCTCACGCACACGATCTTCGGCTGGGAGCAGAGCCTGCTCGCGCGGCAGGATCGGCTGGCCAACCAGGCCGCGGAGCAGGAGCGCAAGCGCTACAACGAGGCGGCCGACCTGTTCAACCAGGGCGCGGACATCGCTCTGTCTGGCGGGTACCTGGCGCCCGAGTTCATCCAGAAGATGACCACGGCCGCCGCCGGCACGGACATGGAGCCGCGCGTCACGGCGCTGCTCGCGAGCCAGCGCGTCGTCGCGGGCTTCGCGTCGCAACCGGCGGACCAGCGGGCCGCGCGCATCGAGCGCTTCCGGGCCGAGCGCGCCAACCAGCAGGTGGGCGTGGACCCGCTGGACGACAAGCTCCTGAGCCGCATGGTGGAGATCGACGACAAGCTGCGCCGGCAGGCCGAGGAGAACCCCTGGGCGGCTGCGCAGCAGGCGGGCGTGATCCGGGAGGCGCCGGTGTTCAGCCTGGCTGACCCGCAGGCGGCCATCGCTACCATCCAGCAGCGCATGCAGCAGATCTCCACGGTGGAGAACTGGACGCAGCGCCGCGCCTCGCCCCTTCAGCCGCAGGAGGTGGAGCAGCTCGCCCGGTTCGTGCGACAACTCCCGATCGAGCAGGCCGGGAGCATGCTGGCGTCCATCGGCGACTCCATGGGCAACGGCGACCGCGTGGCGGCGCTGGCCAAGCAGCTGCACGACAAGGACGGCACGCTGGGGCTGGCGATGCTGTACGCGAGCGCCGGCACGACGCAGGGGCGCAAGACCGCGGAGCTGGTGCTGCGCGGCGACCAGGCGCTGAAGGACAAGACGGCGAAGATCGACCCGGCCGTCGAAACCGGCTGGAAGGGCACCATCGCCAAGACCGTGCGCGGTGCCTACAGCAACCGCGAGGTGGAGGACCAGGTGATCGACGCCGCCTTCAAGATCGCTGCGGCGCGCTACGCCGAGGGCGCCGGCGCCGACCTGGACAACGCGGTCCGGCTCGCCACCGGCGGCATCGTGGAGCGCAACGGCCAGAAGTTCCCGCTGCCCTACGGCATGAGCGAGCGCGACTTCAACAAGCGCCTGGAGACCTACGACGCCACCAGCCTGTCGGACCAAGTGCCCGACGGCGTGGTGATGATCGGGCGCACGCCCATGGGCCTCGCAGACTTCGCCGAGACCCTGCCCAAGGCGACGCTGGTGCACGCCGGCCAGGGCCAGTACAACGTGCGCGCCGGTACCACGCTGGTCACGAACAGCAAGGGCCAGCGCATCACTGTGAAGGTCTCGCCGTGATCGACAGCATGTTCCAGGAGGGTACGGACGCGACCCTGGACGACCAGGTGAGCCGCCCGAAGCCGACGCCCGCGCCTGCGCCCAGCTTCAACCTGGGCAGCTTCGCCGCGTCGCCCTTCCGCGGCATCGGCGGCGGCGTGGCGAAATCCATCGCCTTCGGGTCGGAGATCCTGGGCGCCTTCGGTCAGGTGCAGGGAGCCTACGGCGGCGACAGCGCAGGCGGCATGTTCTCGACCCAGACCGCGCAGGAGCGCCAGCAGGCCGACACCGCGCGTGAGCGCATCAAGACCGAGGGCATCGACTACAGCAACGAGGGCGGTGACACCTTCCGCCAGCGCGCGGCCGACATCATGCCGGACCCCCAGACCGCGCACACCAGCGAGCAGGTGGTGGCCGGCCTAACCGACTACGCCACCCGGGCGATCGGCTACAGCTTCACTCTGGGCCCGCTGGCGCCGGTGTTCTTCGGCGGCGACGTCGGCATGGAGGAGTCCGACCGGCTGAAGCAACAGGGCGTGGACCTCGCCACCCGGACCAAGGCGGGCGCGACGGCCGGGGTGATCAACGCCGTGGCCATGGTGGCGCCGCTGAAGGGTGCCACGGCCGTAACCCGCTTCGTCAAGGGCGCGGCCGGCGGCGAAGGCGCCATCGTGGGCCAGGCGCTCGCCGAGCGCGCGATCCTGCGCGCCGCCGGCTACGACAAGCTGGCCGACACCTTCGACCCGCTGGACCCGGTGGGGCTGGCCATGGGGCTCGTGCCGGGCGTGATCGGCGCAAAGTTCGGCCGGCCGGTGAAGACCGAGGCGCAGATGCGCGACGCCGCCCGGCTCACCCCGGCGGAGCAGGCCCGCAGCGACGCCTACGAGCGCAGCCCGGAGAACATCGCGGCGCTGCAGGAGGCGATCAAGGCGGAGAAGCGCCCGGAGATCCGCGCCGAGCTCGAGGCGGAACTGGTGAAGCGCCAGCGCGAGCAGGCCGAGCACGGCGTGGCGCGCGCGGTGGAGGCCGAGCCCGACCTCGTGCCGGCGGCCCGGGTGGGCCAGGTGGTGGATGCCCTGGAAGCAAGCCGCCTCACGCCGGACACCGACCTCGCCGGCCGCACCGAGCACATCTCGGCGGTGGAAATGGCGGCCGACCAGATCGGGCGAGGCGATCCGGTGGAGGTCCGGCCGGTGCTGCAGGCAATCGACGAGCCGCCGGCCGAGGGCGCCGTGCGCCTGTACGCCGCCGGCGAGGCGCTGGACAAGCCGGTGAAGCTGTCCACGGATCTGGCCGCCACGCAGGAGGCAGCGCGCGCCGCGGGCACCGGCGTCCACTTCATGGACCTGCCGGCCGATCACCCCGCGCTGGTGCGGCCCACGGCGCCGGAGGCTGGCCTTGTGCCGCACGCGACCATGGAGTTGTCGCCGGAGATGGCGGGCCAGCTGCTGCAGCGCCTGCGCGCGGACATCCCGCACGAGACCGCGGCGGCCGTCGATCAGCTGCAGGCCGTGCGCTCACCGCCCGAGCCCGCCGCTTCGCGTGCCGCCAGCGAGCCGGCGCCGCCGAAGCAGACCGAGAAGGCCGCCAAGGCGGGGAAGCCCACCAAGCAGGAACCACCCGCCAAGGCCCCCAGCGCAGCGCAGGAGCCGCGATCCGGCGGCGCCGAGGCCGAGACCAGCCCCAGCGTCGAACGCGCCGCCGCGGACATCGAAGCGCTCGACCCCGAAATGCCCGTCCAACTGGAGGGCATGGATGCGCCGATGAAGGTCGGCGAGCTGATGGCGATGGTGAGGGAAGAGGCCCGGCAGGACACCCTGATGGGCAAGCTGCTGGAAGTGGCCGCGGCGTGCGACCTCAGGAACTGATGGCGGCGGCGATGAACCCGAAGACGGCACCGGCGGCGAGGAGCCCGATCAGCGCGGACAGCAGCTTCCCGTACCCGCGCGCCGCGCGCTGGGCCTGCACGCGGCTGCCGGTGGCCAGCCACACCGCGAGCGGCACGAGCGCCACCAGGGCGAAGGCGCCGAGCGAGAACCCCAGGAACTGGTCAGCGCTCAGCATCGGTGTTGATCTGGAAACGGTGACGGATCGCCTCGGCGCACCCGATGTTCGACTCGTCCGGACTGCGGTTGCCATCTTCGAACCAAACATACGCCTCGCAGATACGCGCGCACTCGTCGGCAATCGCGGCGGCAAATTCGCTAATACCCGACCCGTGCAATTCCTGGAGTTGGAGCGGCAAGCCGGTGAGTCCCTGGCTCGACTCCTGCACGAGGCGCTCGCACATCTGGTCGACGGATTCACCGGACATAGGAGGCTCCATTGAAGGCCAAATGCATCGCGGCCGTTCGCGCCGCAGCGAAAGAGATCGGAAGAGAGGGTATCACCGATGCCGAGATCAAGGCAATCGACGCCCGCCTACGCCGCACGATGCGGGAGCTGGCCCGGTCGGAGGAAGGCTGGCAGGCCCTTTCGTACGACCAGCGGGTGAGTCTTGCTGCCGAGCGCGCGCTGGAGGAAATCCGGGGCGAGGCGGCGCGGAAGGTGCGCAACGCCGAGCTGCAAGTGGTGAAGACAGCCGCAACCCAAGGCCGCATCGGCGAACAGTTGCGCCTGCACTCTGGCGACAAGCGCGCCCAGGCGCTTGTCCGCGACATGGAGGAAACGGCCAACTACACGAAGGGCATCCGCGCCGAAGCCATGGGGCACCTCATGGACCTCATCGCCGGAGTGAAGTCCGGTGAAGGAGCCAGCGCGACCAGGCGCATGGCCATGTTCCTCTTCGACGCTGAGAACCCGCACATGACCCGCGACCTAGCGATGGAGGTCTTCCGCAACGCCGACGGTTCCACGGGGAACAAGCTGGCGCAGAAGGGCGCGAAGGCGTGGCTGCAGACCATCGAGGAGCTGCGCACGCGGTTCAACAACGCGGGCGGCGACGTCGGCCGCCTGGAGTACGGCTACGTGCCGCAGCCGCATGACGCCGCAGCAGTACGCGCAGCTGGGAAGGAGGCGTGGGTCGAGCAGGTCATGCCGCTGGTGGACCGCGCGCGCTACGTGGACGAGGCGGGCGCGCGCCTGAGCGACGCCGAGGTGCGGCAGATCCTCGGCAAGGTGCACGAGACCATCAGCACCGACGGCATGAACAAGCAGGAGCCGGGCAGCTTCCGCGGCACCGGCGCGCGCGCGAACCGCGGCAGCGAACACCGCGAACTGCACTTCAAGGACGGCGACGCCTACCTCACCTACCTGCAGCACTACGGCAACGGCACGATGTTCGACGCCATGGGCGGCCACGTCGGCGGGATTGCGCGCGACATCGGCCTGGTCGAGCGCTACGGCCCGAACCCGAACGCGCAGATGCGCCTGCAGTTCGACCTTGCGGCCCGCGTCGATGGCACGAAGCCAGACAACCTCGCGCGCAGCTTCGGCATGCGGCCGCAGTCCTACTGGGACGTGATCTCCGGCGTCTCCGGCTCGCCGCAGTCGGCCAAGATCGCCGAGGTGGGCAGCAACGCGCGCAACATGCAGGTGTACGCCAAGCTCGGCGGCGCGGTGATTTCCTCTATCACGGACATCACCACCTACTTCATCACCACCGGCTACAACAAGCTGCCATACTGGGATGCCTTCGCCAATTACAAGAAGGTGGCGAACAGCCGCGAAACGCGCGACTTCCTCACCACGCACGGGATCATCGCCGAATCCATGATGGGCGACCTCACGCGCTGGAGCGGCGACGTCATCGCGCACAACTGGAGCGGCATGCTGGCGCAGTCGACGATGAAGCTGTCGCTGTTGAACGCCTGGACGGATACCCTGCGGCGCGCGTTCTCGCTGACCATGATGCAGGGGCTCGCCCGCCTGTCGAAGACCGAGTGGGGAAAGTTGCCCCAATGGGACCGGATCCTCATGGAGCGTGCTGGCATCACGGCGGAGGACTGGAAGGTAATCCAGCGCGCCGAGCTCGTCGAGTTCTCGGGCAAGCAGCACCTCACTCCCGAAGCGATCCGCGCGAGCGGCGATCCGCGCGCCAGTCAGGTCGTTTCGAAGGTGCTGGGCCTCATCACCGACGAGAGCGAGTACGCGGTCCTGAACCCTGACCTTGCCACGAAAACGATGGCGTCGGGCGGAGGCATGCAGCGCGGGACCGTGCAAGGAGAGCTCGCGCGCAGCGTGATGCAGTTCAAGTCCTTCCCAATCGCCATGATCTCGCGTCACTGGAGGCGGCTGCTCGATGCGCCGAAGGTCACGGACGGCAGCGCGCCATGGATCGCGAATAGGCTTGCATACGGCAGCGCGCTCATGATCACGGCGACTGCTCTGGGCGCCATCGCCGTGCAGGCCAAGCAGGTCATCGCGGGAAAGGACCCGATCGACATGGAGGGACCGCACGCGGTGAAGTTCTGGGCGAAGGCCATGGCCCAAGGCGGCGGGCTGTCGATCATGGGCGACATGATCCTGAACGACCCCGGCAACAGCACCAGCGACACGGTGCGCGGCATGTTCGGGACCGCCGCCGGTCCTGCGATCAGCAACGCGGCGCAGATGTTCGCCATCGGCATCGAAAACGCGTGGAAGAAGGCCAAGGGCAAGGAGACGCACACGGCGGCCGAGACGCTGAACACGCTGCGGCAGAACGCGCCGTTCGTGAACTTGTGGTACACGCGGGCCGCGGTGGACCATGCCGGGATGCACGCGTTGCAGGAGAACCTGTCGCCGGGCTACCTGTCGAAGATGCAGCAGCGCGCGAATCAGGAATGGGGGCAACAATACTGGTGGCGGCCCGGCACCGGCTTGCCGGATCGGGCGCCGGACCTCGGAAAGGCGGTGGGGCAATGATCGCGATGACTTTTATGTTCGTGGCCGGGTTCATCCTCGGCGCAGCGACGATCCTGGAACTGCAAAGCCGCGCGCGGAGGCGGAAGTGAGGCAGGACCAATACGAACGGCTGCAGGCGCTGGAAGAGAAGCTGACCGACGTGCTGATCGGCGAGGCCGAGCCCGAGAAGTGGCCGGGCCACGGCCTCGACCCCGGAGCGATGGACCAGAAGACGCGGGGGGACCGCTACTGGTGTAAGAAGAACGCCGTGGCGACGATCTCGCTGGTGCAGCGCGTCGGCACGCTGATCGGCCAGATCCAGCTGCGCGGCGCCGGCACGACGCCGCCGGAGGCGGGCGAGGAGGGCGGGCAGGCCGACCACATGGACGAAGACATCAAGGCCGCGGAGAAGGAAGCGGCGCAGCTGCTGAAGGAGCTGCAGTCGGGCGCGGGGAAGAAGAACTTCGACCGGAAGGTGCATGGACGCACGCCCGGTTAGTTTCCTCGCCTTCTTCCTGATCTGGGCCAAGCTGCAAGGCTGGAAGGTTCCGCAGCTACACGTGCGCATCTGCCACTGGCTGGAGTCGTGCACCGACCCCGAGCGCGTGCTCATGGTCTTCCGCGGTGCCGCGAAGTCCACCATCTACGCGGTCTACAAGGCGTGGCGCCTGTACCGTGACCGCACGCACCGATCGCTGGTCTGGTCCGCCGACGGGCCCACCGCCGGCATGTTGACGGCCGACGTGATCAACGTGCTGCGCAACCACCCGCTGACCGGCGGAATGCTGCCGCCGCGCCCAGGTGCGAAGCGCTTCTGGGTGACGGGCGCGCGCGACGCGCGCAACGCCAGCATGCGCGCCAACGGCGTCAACTCCAACGCCACGGGCGCGCGGGCCGACGATGTGGACTTCGACGACATCGAGGTGCCCGGCAACATCGAGACGCCGGAGGCTCGGCAGAAGCTGCGCCAGCGCATCAGCGAGTCCACGCACATCGCCGTTCCCGGCTCGCAGAAGACCTACATCGGCACGCCGCACACCCACGACAGCATCTACCCCGAGCGGGTCGCAGGAGGCGCCGCCTTGCTGAAGATTCCCCTCTTCGCGCATGCCGTGCGCTACTCGGAGACGCGCCAGCGCACCGCCTACGAATTCCGGCACGAGGTCGGCGAGGACGGCCTGTACGTGATGGCGGGCATCCACAACGGCGCGCGCATGCTGCGCGAGGGCGTGGATTACCGCTTCGAGCGCGGCCTGGTCATCTTCCCCGCGCCGCCTGGCGTCACGATCGACATCTGCAGCTGCTGCGCATGGCCGGAGCGCTTCACGCGCGCGGAGATCGAGCGGCGCCGCAAGGAGACGATGACATTCAACGCCTGGGACAGCCAGTACCAGCTGGAGGCCAAGCCGCTGGGCGAGATCCGCCTGGACCCAGAACGCCTGCGCGCCTACGCGGTGGAGCCCATCGTGAAGCGCGCGAACGGCGAAGTGGGCATGTGGCTTGGGTATGCACGCATCGTGGGCGCCTCCTGCCGCTGGGACCCGTCCTCCGGCAAGGCAAAGTCCGACGTGTCCTCGCTGGCCGTGGTGCTGCAGGACGACATGGGCCGGCGCTACTGGCACCGAGCCGAGCGCCTGACCGGGGCGGTAGCCGAGTTCTCCGAGGATGGCAAGACGATCACCGGCGGCCAGGTGCTGCAGATCGTGGAGGTGGTGAAGACCTTCGCACTGCGCCGCGTCTCGGTAGAGACGAACGGCATCGGCGGCTTCGCGCCCGCGGTGCTGAAGGCGGCGCTTAAGCAGGCCAAGCTCACCGACTGCGGCGTCAGCGAGATCACCAGCACCGCCAACAAGAACAAGCGGATCCTGGAATCGCTCGAGGACCCGCTCTCCTCCGGCACGCTCTGGGCGCACACCAGCGTCATCGAGGGCCCGGCGTACGACCAGATGCGGGACTGGAATCCCGCGGTCGCAGACCAGCCGGACGACGACATCGACTCGCTGGCCGGGGCTGTGAGCGAGACCCCAGAGCGCCTGGGTAGGTTCATGGGCTGGAATACGCCGGAACAAGGGCGGGACGATTGGCGCCCATCCGGGGGCCTGCACGAGGTGGAGCTGGAAAGCTAGCCCCGCGCGGCGACCGGCAACTTGCCCGAGGCGCCGATGACCGTTTCCGCATCGTCCACCGTCAACAGCAGCACCGGCAACGGCGCGACGACGGTTTTTCCGTACTCCTTTCGCATCCTGTCTTCGGCCGACCTCGAGGTGACGGTCGACGGCCTGACGAAGACGCTGGGCGTCG